CTGACACGTATTCAACGGGGACAATAATGTCGTCCCCGTAGATGCGCACTCGACCAATCAGCCGCTTAATACGGCTCCTGGTCAGCTGGTCCTTGGACGCGTTTTCAATCCCTTGCAGAACCACGGTAAGAAATACCATGGCCTCTAGGGGGAAAGTTAGCGCCGAACCCATAGACGCGAACTTGGCAAGGGAGATTATCCCTTCGCCGAGAACCTCAGCCTTCGCCGATCTGCAAGCCATGACACCTTCCAAAAGATGGGGGTGCCGGGCAAGTAAACCGGTTACATGCTGAAGCGAGACACGATCGGACGCTTCACTCAGATCGAGTGTTGCGAGGGACCCATCACTGGACCCTTTCAGAGCTAAGAGATTATTCATCTCCGAACTCTCCCATCCGATGAGCTGCCGGGCGATGTCATCTGCCTGAACAGCATCCACGAACGCACTCAGCAAACCTTGCTGCATATACTGCATGCAGGTAGGCTCTATTGCGATTATTCGTGGCGTCTTGTACGTCTTAGGGACGCAAATGACCTTCACAGGTCTTTCGCTCCCGGGTTCGAGGAATGCTACGTCGGCGAGCTCGTTTATAGAGCTCCAGCTCGACCTGAGATGTTCGAAAGCACTGAACACCTCTTCGAGCCGTTCGGGCCACTCTATCTGCTGCCATTTTGCGTTTCCACGCAATTTGTCAGCTGTGGCTCCTGGACCGTGCTTTGGGTAGATCTCGCTGGGTATGGCAACGATTCGTCGTTCCACCTCAGTGAAGATCCTTGCCCAAAGCAGAGAACCAATACGAGTGAACTGCCCATCATCATTTGGATGGGTGTCACCTCTGTCGGCCTCTCGTACATCCTGCTCACACTCCAGGTACTTCTCTATCGCAGCACGGTCCTTCTCCCGGTTGGGAGGAGGAACAATCTTTGCGAACATCAGTGTGAACTGACGTATCGCCCAGATTGCGACGATAGATGGTTTCCGGAGCAAGGCTCCAGTCTCACGATCGAACACTTGATCCACGAAACCCTGCATAAACACAGGGAGCCGTCCTGAGTAATGAAATGATCTACTCAGGCTGGGATCGAACTGAGCATCGGATAGGGACCTTTCAAAGGCCCTACCATACTCGGGCAGGGTTAGAGTCAAGAACTCTATCCCCTCGTGTTCGTACCGTTCCGCGACGGTTTGTTTATCGCGGATGGTGCTTGTGTCGCACCAGGTCCCCAGATCATCGAGGACCTCCTGCGCGAACCACATCAGCCTTTTCACTTGCGGCTCCTTAATACGGAGTCTGCCAAGATGCCTAGCCTGATGTTTACCGACTAGGGGCGGGGCCTATACGGCCCCACCCCCGCCTCAGCAATCTGAGACGGTCAGCTCTGGCCACCCAAGAAAGCAGTGG